GCCAGTCACCTTCCCATCCCCACTTTACTTCAACCTCATAGAAATGGTTGGTAGCGCCACCATTTAGCTGGCCTCTTATATCAAAACCAAAGTTCTCTCTTGAATCAGTTATAAGATCAGGTATATTATGACTCAACCAGCCCAGCATTTGTTTCTTTGCTGGTACATCTGCTTTGTCATACTCATCTTTGCTGAAGGGTTTTCTTACCATTTTCTAACTCCTTTGTTATTTTTTCATAGTGTTTTGCTACTGCCATAACTTGATTTACTGTAGCATCAGACATTATTCTATTAGCTAAAGCAGATACAACTTGTACATTTCCTTTTATATACCCCAGTTCAGGAATAATTCTATCTAAAGTTGGAGAGTGAGCTGTTACACAAAAATCTCCTCTCTTCATAGTAATTCCTAAAGCTGGGCATTTGTTATCTTCAGGCCATATTTCTTTAAGATATTCTGTACTAAGATTAAAAGGAAGGTTCTTCTGTTTAGCTCTTACTTTACTTGCGGTACACATCCACATTTCTTTATTTTCTAAACGGTATTGTTTAGCCTGTTCACTTATTTTTTCTTTATTTTCTTGGTAGTATTCTCTCTTGTGTTCATTTATTTTTTCTTTATTTTCTTGGTAGTATTCTCTCTTGTGTTCAATTATTTTTTCTTTATTTTCTAAACGGTATTGTTTAGCCTGTTCATTTATTTTTTCTTTATTTTCTTGATAGTATTTTTTTCCATACTCAGTTATTTTTTCTTTATTTTCTAGACGGTATTTTTTACTATACTCATTTTGTTTTTCTGGATCTTTATTTGGCATCATCATTCTCCATAAGATATGATTTACAAATTGTTTTAACTTCCTCCCGTTCTTTAAGAACTTCCCCAGTTGCATCACATGTATCACACCATTCTTTTTTTATTTCTCCTTCTCCTTTACATTCAGGACAAACATCATAACACTTATCAGGTAATAAGCCTAAGTTAAAAGGAATAGTTCTAAAGCCTGAGTTCCATCTTTTAATTGCTTGTAAGAACCAATCTTTAACATAATATTCGGGAAGCCATAGCTTTGGTTCCTCTGGGTTTGGATTATTGTAGGAATCAAAATAATCTTCTTGTATTTCTGTAATTTCAGGAAAAGTTTCTTCATCATCAAAGACCCAATTTAAATTATCATGATACATATCTGCTCTGGTGTATGACCAATCGAATATAAAATCTAATTGTTTCTTATTTAATTTAATATTACTCATCTTCGTTCTCCATAAAAGGATTATCAATCTGGGTCATCCTACCAGTATTTTTATCATAGAAAAGATAACACGCCACACCAGTGTCTCCAGTGTATCTGTTCTTGAGTATTCTTATTGTGGTTGTATTAGCTTCAGTTTCATCTTCAGCCTGTTGGTTTCTTTCCAGGGCTATGACACTATCAGATAGGTGCGCTATGCTGGCCGATCCTCTCAGGTGAGAGAGGGATACTTCCTTGCCATCCTCATGACCCCTATCACCTGATGGTCTGCGTAGGTGTGAAACAAGTAACAAGCCAACGCCAGTTTCTTCCACCAGAGATCTTAACTTGGTCATAAGAACATCAATAGACTTTCTTTCATCCCCAAACTCTTCATTCCCTGACACCAGTATAGAGAGATGATCTAGGAAAATCCACTTACAATCTCTAGCTTTAGCCATGTACCTAACACGATCCAATATCTCATCGTTAGAAATTGAACCAAAGTGATCAAAGGCAAGGAACCTGCCAGAGCCAACGGTCTTATCCCGCCATTCTATTAGCTGTTTTCTGGTGTATTCTTCTCGTACTTCTCTGATATAAAGTCTGGCATTGGCCTCGACACTCATAATATTAAAGGCTGTGTTCTTGGTGTTCTCTTCCATACATAACACACCAATGTTATCCTTAGTACTGTTCATGATATGATGCATAAGTTCTCTAATAATACTTGACTTGCCCATACCGGCACCGCTGGTAAAGCAGACTAGTTCCCCAGTTCTAATACCATAGGTTTTATCATTCATTTTAGGCCAGGGATAAAGACAAGTCTCACAATAGTCTTCTTCAAACAATGCATCACCAAGGTCAGCTAGATTGATAATACCGGCAGGTGTATATGGTTTAGCATTCCACCATTCCTGCATAAACTTCTCACGTTTACCAACCTTTAGATACTCGTTTGGATCTTTAAGTTCTAGAGTTAAGATTTTACATTTGTTGGGTTCAAAGATTTGAGCTACTGCTTGTGCCGCCTTCCTGCCTGGGTCATCGTTGTCAAAGCACAGAACTACGGTTTCAAATTGGTTAAGATAGTTAAAGGCTTTCTTACAGTTCTCAACTGCTGATGCGGCACCGTTCTTAATTGAAACAGTAGGGTACTTGCCATTCATCTGATAGACAGACATAGCATCAATCTCACCCTCACAGACTGTAACATATTTGCCACCACCAGAAAATATATTTTCACCAAATAAAACAGAGCCGCTTACATTCCCTTCAGACCAGAATTTTTTACCTTGCACTTCTCTGATTTTATTAGCAACATGATTGCCGTTGTTGTCAAAATATTTATAGATGTGATGGGTAATTGTACTGCCAGATTTTGTTACTTCAACATTAAATGTTTTAATGGTTTCACGTTCTATGTGCCGATCACTAATGGCAGACACCTCACCGCTTGTTTTTAATAATCCAGAACTTTTTGTATTAGTCATTGGTACCACCTTTGAATCATTATTAAAATTTGTTTCGCAACTAAAACAATAGGAGTGACCATCATCATACAAGGCATGGGCATCACTTGAGGTACAGCTAGGACATGGCCCCTTTGATATACATTTAGTATCACTCATTAAAATCTCCTTTCGGTGATGTTGTCCACGGCCCAACATCTTGGCCTTAATATACTATTTAGTTAGTTCGTAGAACTCACTAACTAAATAGTATTTTAGTGTTTTGGATTGCCAACATTTTTAATTTTTTGAATTTCATAAAGACTTTTAGGGTCGTTAGAGATGGAACCTGTGTGTCTCAAATGATTTGCTAACTGGGTTCGCCAAGCCACCTCTTCCTCCGCTTCCTTTCTGGTTTTAAAATCTTCTATAATAATATTTGACAGTTTCTTTTTTAGAATAACTCTCCATCTAGACATCACTATAAGTCTCCTCCCACAGGTTGTTTACAAAATCTTCTTTGTCTAACATAATTTCATCAACCTCTCTCTTGGCTAACGATTTAGCCTCTCTGGGGTCATAACCTTCCTGAAGATATTGTTTTAATAAAAAATTAAAAGCCTGTCTCCGTTCCTTTCTCCACAAATTACTAGTCATTTTCAACCCATCCTTGATTTGCTTTTCTATAATCAAATTCAGATAATTTTTCTTTTAGTTTTTTATTTTCATCCCTTTCCTTTTCTAATTGTTGTTTTAAAATTTCAATATGTTTATGTAATCTTTCTTCTATAGTTTGTTTCATATTATACCCCAAAAATTAACGTGAGTCAACGTAAAATAAATGCCTACCCTTCTGCGTGATTAACTTAAATTGTTTTTTTATAGACCACATGGGTCTAACATAGGATGCATGGTAGTGAGTTGCCTTATTCAGAGATGCAATAGCAGCCCCGTCCCAAAGCATTTCTGCCAGTAGTATTATTCTAAAAAGAGATTTAATATTTTTATATTTTTCTGTCTTACCATCACACCAATAGGAAAATTGGCATTTATTTCTGATAGGATTAGTCTTCCAGTAATACCCCTGATGGACTACCCTACAAATTGTATTGGGAAATCTTTTATGCTTTACTCTGTTTAAAATTATAGTACCGACCGCTAATACACCAATATCATTTTCAGATCTTGCCTCATGATATAATGCTTCAACCAAGCACTCAAACTCGTTTGCATTAGTAGGTCTGGTAAATAAAAAGATACTTACAATTACTAATAAATATTTCAATGTACCCTCGCAATTATTATGTCTGAATTAAGTAATGATAGCGGATGGATATCTATAGATTTCAGATAACGGTGCGCCTCTTGTTTAGTTTTAAAAGTTTTTACTTTGTGGCCGTTATCGTCAGGCAAAATATCTATACTAAAGATATCCAGTGGGTCTTCGATATGAGCAATTACAAAAACCACAGCCAGAAACCTCCAAATAAACTTAATAATATTAACAATATATCCATTACCAGTACCCCTCCTTCATTGTTTTCGCTGCCATCTGAGAAATCTCAGCCAGTTGTACCACCAACATTCTCTCTGAGAATATCAGAGTGTTTGAGTTCTGTCCAATAAATTTCCAGAGCTTCTGTCTCTTGGTGAGCTATGAATTTATGCATCTCACCTGCCGGTACGATAGACATATCACCAGCAAACAGATGGGTGCTGTCGCATAGACCGTAGTCTTTCCATCTTTGTATCTCTAGCTCACCAGAGACTACATAGAAAGCATTTATTTTGGCCTGATGTTTATGTTGTGAACAATAACCGCCCAGTTCTACCTTGATGCGGTGTATTTCCACGGCAGGGGATTGGAGTAGAGGTTCTGTGCTACCCCAGATCTTACCTTCAATGATACTCATTTACTTCTCCTCTTGCAGTTTCTTAATTTTTATTAAGGTTTCTTGATACTGTCTTTGCAGATCAGCTACGTTCTTTTTCAGAATATCTATCTCATTCATAGCTTTCTTTTCTTCTGCCCAATCCATATGCTTATCCCATGCCCAATCCCTGGCTTTCTCCTCAGTCATCCCCATCTCCAGGGCTTCTTCATAGAAGTCTTCAATCTGTGACATTACTCTTGCGTCTATACTCATTTTAATCTCCTTAATACTTTCATGTACTGGGCGATGAGCCACTCACCACCCTGGTTAGAGGGCCGTTTGAATGTAGTATAGTCTTTAATTTCAACTACATACCAAGCTCTGTTACCACCCTGCTTGAGGTGA